TTTATCACTAGGCACAATATTTAAGTCAAACTCAGCACCTTTAAATTTAATTGCTTTAAGTTGCTGGTTAATAACATCTGCTAACATAAATCTGTAATGTGCATCATTACCGTCAGCACTAGTAAACTCTACCTCTACAGGAACAATATCACCATTACGATCTTGTGTGTTAATTTTAACATCTGAACCATCACCATCAAATCCAGGATACTTTAAATATCCGTCTAGTACCTGCATTCTGCTTAACCCAACTGTTGAGTCAACAAACTCAGGATAAGGATTGTGTGTTTCGCCTTTAAAGATTACAGTTTTGTCTGCATCAACTGTTTCAACAGTAGTCTTTTCAACATCGCCTGAAATCTTAACCATTTCAAATATACCTAAACCATGTGTATGTTTAAGTACGTCTTTCATTATGTCTTTAATTGCCATTCATTTCTCCAAGATTAATATATCATTATACATTGTTATTTAGATAAGTCAAGTTATTTTTACTCATTTTTTTAGAATTCAAAAAACGTTGATAACGTTTCACTTTGTGTTGTTTTGCTTAAATCGAAGCCCATTGGACCTATAACATTAGCAACCTTTTTGTCTAATACTGTTTCTTCCATAGCCTCTTCATCAAATGGTAAGTCCTTAAACCATTGTGGTAAATTAAGTTCATCTGTAGGATATGCCACACTTGTATAGCCCATGGGATTATTTCTTAACTTACATACAATAACTTTAGCACCATCAGTAACACTTAAACTATAAGCATCACTATTTGCTTTTTTAAGATTGTTCCAATTAATACTTGCTCTTACATGCCCAGGTATCATATTGCTTTTACCTTCATTCTTAAGAGCATTTAATTTATGTAATGTATTTGTACTAGGTGCTCTGGCTTGCTCTGCCATTCGAGAAGCATACATAGTAACATTATTAGCACGTTTAGGCATTCCTTTTTCCCAAGGATTTAAGTTTTTAAAATACTTTTTAAACTCTTTAATTTTGTCAATCACGTGATCTTCTCCAAGACCATTCAGGCAATCAACTAAAAGTTCCTCTAAAAAGTCCTGAATAAATTCAGGTGTATCAGAACGTTTAATCTCTAAACCCATTGCTTTTAGTTTACCGCCTTCAGGCTGATAACCTTCAATGTCTAAACATAAAATACCATATCGCTTTTTAGTTAAAAACAATCCTGCTCTGCCTACAACTTCTCTACCTGCAATCATTACAGCACCACGTTCTAAAGGCACATTAAATGTATCCTTTAAAAACTTAGGGAATGTGTCACTAACTGTATCAGATACATGATCATATAATTTAATAGCACTATCCATATCTAGTTCTTGCTCGCCCATTATAGGTGCCGCACTAAAATACACAGAGTCAGTATCACCGTAAATTATAGTTTCACCTTCATAGTCATACTCGCCAGTAAACATTCTGTTTGTTTCTGCCGCCATATGTTTTGTAATAGCTCTGCCTGTTAATGTAGTACTTTGCCCTATACGTTTATCATAAAACCTACAATGAGGATTAAGTATCGCACCATATAAACTGTTTAACTGAATCTTTTTAACTAACTGCCTTTTATCCCAATATATTTGTTCTGCGCCTTCTGATTCCTTTTTCTTCTTCTGCATACGTTGTCTATCAGTATACCAAAGTTCCAATAATCCAGGTACAATACCTTGTACTGCTGTATTAAAAATAGTACCATTAGCACTTATATTCCAGGGTTGGCCACTATTAAAAACCAGATTGTATACATCAGCACCAGTTACATCATGTACACCACCATCTTCCATTTCTAACTTCATAGGATGATCTACATCTTTGTTTTTTACAAACTCGAACTCATTTGTGCCAAACTTGCCATGCCAGGCATCTGCAAAACTTTTCTTCTCCAATCGCATAGCATTACTAATTTCTTCTGAAGTATAACTAAGTTCAAGTTGCCCCACAATAGTTTCAGGCGCCATGTTTAATGCTCTAAACACACTTGGATATAGACTGTTTAAGTCCATACTGCCTACCCAGTCATGATATCCTTTCTTAGGCGTTGCCACAAAGGCACCTGCGGCACTATCACGTTCAGATGCTTTAGGCTTGTCAGGCACAACCATATCACGCCTGTGTGCTTCATTTATAATTGCTTGTTCTGTTGTTGCTACTGCACCCATAGTAGTTGGAATCAATACTGTATTTTCATGTGCAATAATGTTTGCTAAGTCAACAAACTGTAACTTTTTGTCTAATTTATCTAATAGCATTACGTCTTGTATATTATATTCACAAAACTTTAGGAAGTCATGATTGTAAAGTCTATCTAAACTACCTTCATATGGAACCTTTTTCTCTCCAACTTCCATCTCACCAATGTAGTCTAATCTGTAACTATGTCTTTCTTCATAGTTGTATTTCCTATAAAGCTCTAAATAGTCTAAGTGTATTCTGCCTACTAAGTCATATGTAACAACTTCACTACCAAACTTTTCATACTCTCTTCTTTTAGGTAACTTTTTAAGTAAACACATACGCCTTGTTTCTGCTTTACCTAATGTTTTAGTAATCCTGTTTACAGTATAAGGAATATCATATCCTTCACTATTCCAGCCACTAAGTACATCAACATCTTCAATAATGTCTAAAAATGTATCTAGCATTTCTTTTTCTGTTCTAAACAGCATCACTTCAGGCAAAGGCTTAACAACTTCTTGTGCCTGTTCCCAACTAAGTGTTTTAGGAGGTACTGCTAAACATACCATAGCATCCATCCATTGTAAATATACACCTATTGCAGTTATTGGTGTAAAGGGATCTGAAGGACTGCTATACCCACGTTGTGGATCAAAGTCTACCTCGATATCAAAAAATGCTACATTTAAATTAGGGGCATCAACACCTGTGTAATTTCCTGCTAATACTTTGTTTAATGGCCTTAAATCACTTTCAAAAAGTTTATTGTTGTTATTAATACCAATGTTCTTTTTAAAATCTTTTAAGTTAGCACACTTTACTTCTGTTACAGGATCACCATATATACTTTTGTATTTGCCTTTAGGATCTGCATAGTAAAAATTATGCACAGGAGGAACCTCTTTAATTATACGTTCTCCATCCACACGTTCTACGACAGTAACAATGTCCTTGCCTTGATCATAAAATGCGTCAACGTAACTCATAGATGTGCTATCCTCATACTGTTATTATACAGTAATAGTGGTATAAAGTCAATTAATTATAGTGTTTTACCAACAGATTCCAAAATAGTTTCAAGTTCATCAAACTTGTCATATTCATCTTGGAACTTGGCTTTGTGAGCAATTTTTACTGCTTTCATTAAAACGCCAGGCTTAAGATCCATTTCCTCTGCTATTGCTTTAACAGTTTCACGGAGGCCTGTGCTTAGAGCGTCAACTTCATGTAGAACTTGATCTCCTTCCTGAATTAATTTTTTAAGCCTTGCTACTTCTTCTTGATTGAATGTTTTATTAAATGCCATTGTTTGTATCCTGTATGCCAATATTTATTTGTAATGGTTCTATTATAACAGGATTTGCGGTAGAGTCAACAGATATTTCAAAAACACCTTTAACTCCTGGAAATTGTTGAAAAGATAGGGTTTCTAAAATAGACCTATCTGTTATTTTTTGATTAGTTTTTTTATCGTAGGCGATAAATTCGTTGCCATTATAATGGACTTCTAAGATCATTATACCTCTACAGAGGCTTCAAATGTAAATTTAATATCAGGAAACTCATCAAAAAGTTGATCTGATATCTTATCACCCTCTTCTGAATCTATCTCATCTTCAAGTATAATTTCGTATATAAACATATCACCTTCGTCATCTTCGCTAGTGTATGCCATTACTTCTACACCTACTTTAGATTTTTCGTCATCATATGCTGTTAAAAGTTTAGTTGGTACAACACTTTGCACAATGTCAAAATACACGATAACGTCCTCATCGCTGAGTTCTTCTCGTGTCAACATTCTTACAAAGTGTTTTATAAACATACTATTACTTACCTTTACTAAATGCTTGAGCACCAAAGAAAGCGGCAACAATACCAGCAACGGCTACAAAGTATGTAGCGGCCATATCGCCTAGTATTTCACTTGCTTGGTTAAGTCCAGCCAATACTGCAATTACTACAGCAAATGGATATAGTAACATACCACTTAAGGCAAACCATGCCATGCTTCTTTGAGCATCACGCATAGCATCCATATCTTCTAATTCTTTACGTTTAAATTCTAAGTACATTGCCTCTTCGGCTTTACTTACTTTTCCATCACCGTTTGTATCAGCAGGATGAAATTCTTTTTTAACTGTGTCTTCTGCCATCTGTAAAACTCCCTATGTTTTAGTTATAGTACTATTTATCAATATTTGGCCTCCAAGGCAGGACTTGAACCTGCAACCTACGGCTTAGAAGGCCGTTGCTCTATCCGTTGAGCTACTTGGAGGCTATCAAGGGAAAACCTCTCTATTCGATCGCTATCTATTAAGAGAGGTTCTTTCTAATCTGATCGAGTTATAGACCTTGATCAGTTGTCTGGCAAATTATGGTTTTTAGTTTTAAGAGTCTCTAAACCACCGGGCACCCGGGAAATCGCTCTATTTGGTTTCGTCTTCGATGAACTTGATACGGTTAACAACTGTTTCCTGCCCACCATGATATTTACCTTTATTTTGAGATTTTACAAATCCTTCAAGTGTAACCTTTTTACCCTTTTCAATTTTTTTGTCTGTAAAAAATTTAAGTATATGTTGATTTTTTACACTACAAGTAACAATGTAGCTCATTGTTCTAGGTATATATCTAGTAAATTCTACAACTGCATCTATTCTTTCTCTTTGATGCAAAGTACCAATATTTTGACTGGTTCTAGAAAGTTCCATTTCTCTGTCAGTCCAATTATCTTGATCTACTTTGTTTAAGTAAACTTTAGGCAAACTTGCCGCAATACCTAATTTGTCTTTAGCAATATCTTTAGAACTAACTAACTTTAATACATTGCTTTCGAACTCTGTAAGGTCACGTTCCATTGCTTTAAAACTTAGACCTGAAAGATATTCTTTTACTTCTGTAGCAGTATTTTTATCTGCATCAGTTATTTTAAACTTTTTATCAGTAAAGAAATAATCGTATAATAAATCACTATTACAAGTTGACTTCTCATACTTTCTATCAAACCTTACTTGATCTTTTTTAATGAATCCGTCATTAATTCTGTGTGCTGCACAACTTACTGCTAATACTTCTTCGATTGGAAATGTTTGCATTTTTCTACTCCTTTACCTAATATACTATATATTATAGCAAAATTTAAGAACTTGTCAAGTATTATCTATAATTAAATTATAAATTTCTTCCCAATTCTTAACAACATTAGCATCACCAGTAAAGTCTAAATTATGCCCATGTTCTATAAGAATACCATTAAGGCCTTCTTTTATTCCAGCATTTAAATTTTCTGGCTTATCCTCTATCCAAAAATTTCCTGGATATTTAGGACCATATTCTGCTAATATTTCGTCTTTGTCTGCACCTGTGTCTAAACAAACAACTTCTATAAATGCATCTCCAAATAGTTTTTTAAGATTTCTTTCTCTTAAATATTTTGCATATGGATCTAAACTTAAACTAGTAATAGCAATAAATTTATACTGATGTTGCTCGTGTAATTTTTTAACAAAGTATTGAGCGTCACGAAGTGGAGGAAGAAATCCTATTGCCGCACTTTCATTAAACTGCTTAACTAATTTACTTCCTTGTTCTTTAGTAATGCCATACCTATCACCAATATTGTACATAAATTGATAGCCATCAACTTTACTATGTCCATGATGCTCCATCCATATTGAGAAGCCTTCTTCCCAATCTAATACTACGCCATCGCAGTCTGTTAATATAATTTTATCTTTCTTCATATCATTTCCTATGTTACAGCACTATTATACTAAGAAACTGTATTTTGTCAAGTGTTTTTTGTTAAATAGTAGTATGGCATACAAAAAGAAAATACTGTTTCCAGACTATTTATTTGAGGGACAACTAGAGGTACCTAGTGATTTAAATAAAGACATTCAGGAAAGTTTAAAAAAGAAT